GCTTCAAGTTCAACGATGCGTTCTTGGAGATAAATGTGATACTGCTGTTCTTCCTGAGCGTCACGTTCGGCGCACCATTCCCGATATCGCTCTACTTGCACCTGTTGTTCATATTCACTCATCACGATCACCCGGTCCCGTGTCCGTTGACCTCTCGGTCAGCTGGCACGTATATGGGGGGATTTTTGTCTTCCATGTCCGCTGCAATGATCGCGTTTCGTGCGGCCTCTTGCATCGTGTCACCGTAACCAGTGGCAGTACAGTCGCCACTGTGCGTGATAACACGTGCGATCCAACGACAACCCGGACAATCGTAATAGTCCTGTTCGAGGATAACCCGAACTGGCTCAGTGATCTCGTCCGAAAACATCACGGACACCGGCATGGTAGTTATACCGACAAATGCGTCGTGTAGTATCTGCCTGATTTCTTGTCTACCAATGTCGTTCTGTAGCAAGTCGGTCAGGCCCTCGACCGAAAACTCCTCCGACTGAATGCCGGTGCTGCGGTCGGCCTGGGTCTGGATTATGGCCTTGATTTCGTTCACTTGGATTCTCTCCCTGCCAGTTCGTCTCTGGCGATTAGGTTCTCGTCGACATACTCCGCGACGTCTCCTTTCTTGCGTATCGCGTCCGTGATCATGCGGTCATACTTGTTGTTCATGACCAGATCGACGTACGTCACTTTGTTGGTTTGTCCTTTGCGGTGCGCCCGGTCCTCGGACTGCTTGCGGTCTTGGTAGCTGAAGCTGTTCGAATAGTAGATCACGAGCGTGGCTGCCGTCCACGTCTGGCCCATGCCGCCCACGGCTTGATTCGACACCATAAAACGGCGTTCCCCGCTCTGGAATTGGGCCGCCTCGGTGTCCCTAGTTTTCACGTTCATGCCTGAAAACTCAGCCACGGACTCGGCCCCATACATGGCGGCCAGCCGCTCCTTCATTTGTTGGATTTCGGGCTGGAACCGACACCATATAATGACTTGCGTTTTGGAATCGATCTCGGCCAAGATGTCGAGCGTTTCGTCCATCTTGGGGTTTTTGCCCTCGACCGGCTTGGTCTTGTATTGTCGCTCCGGTTTGTTGGTGCGCGGGTTGATGGTCACGGCGTCTTCGTACGGGAAATTACCACCGATGATCTGCTGCAGGCGGGTCAGGCGCTCCAGGATCGTCTCGGCTTCGATCACGTCCTGCCCCTGCTCAGACATGAAACTCTCAAGCAGCGAATCGATGTGCTCGGTTTGCTGCTTGGTCGGTTCCACGTAACGCACCGTGTACACCTTGTCCGGGAGATCGAGCACGTCCTCCTTTTTCACGACGTGCACGTACGGGGCGACTTTGGTCAGGAGGTCCTGGCTGTCGCGATAACCGATGATCGATCGATTCTCGAAACCACCCATGATACAGTATCGATTGCGAAACACGTAGTAGGATCGGCAGCGCAGAATCTTGGGATTCAGGAACTGGAACTGAGCGAACAGGTCCTCGATTCCTTGGGTGATGGGCGTTCCTGTCATGATCATGCGAAACAAGGAAGCGCGGGCGATCTCGACTGCACGTTTGGTCCGGGCCGATTGTGGATTTTTGAGTTTAGATGACTCGTCGGCCACCACCATCGTTCTATGGCAACCGGCGAATTCGCGAACAAAATCGGCAGCTGTGCCTTGACTGAGCGCCTCGATTCCGGCCACCAATACCTTCATGCCGTTTATGGTCTTAGCCATCAGTCGGATGGCGTCTTTTTTACCGGCAGCGCCCGAATTCACGACGGCTATCTCGTAATCTACGGGACACCAACTCTCGAACTCCTCCACCCACACGTTTTTAATCGGGGTGGGGCAAAGCACGACGAGCGCTTGGATTTGGTCCTTAAGGAATCGGGCCGACGCCAGATTAATGGCTGTAAACGTCTTGCCCGTACCCATGTCGTGAAACAGTGCGTATTCGGTGCGTTTCCACGCTCGCTTGAGCGCTTCGCGCTGGTGGGACATGGGGTCGGATTTGAATGGGTGCGTCATACTATAGTCGTCGATTGTCGTCGTTTTAAGGTGATCCCCCGGCCCGACGCCGGGGGATCAGGTCACGCCCTACAGGAGACACCATCAACCAAAGGGCGTGTGGGGAGAACCGGTCAGGCGGCTTTCTTCTCCTCGGCCTTGGCGGCCTTGGCGGCCTTTTCGGCGCGAGCAGCGACCGCTTCCTGGATCGGGGCGGCTTCGGTATCCAGGAAATCGTAACCGCTGCCTTCCTCGGCCTTCTCCATCTTGGCGACCGCGCCACGGATGCGATTTCCGAGGTTCATGCGCTGCATTCCCTCGTTCAGGTGTTCGTACTTCTCCTTGAGCGCCTTCTGCGTCTCGCCGAGCGCCTTGGCTGCCAGACGGTAGGTTTCGTCCAGGGTCGCCCCATTGAGGGCCTGAGCCACGGCGTCGCCGTTGTTCATCGAAGCACCGCCGCTGGCGGCCTTCGTCTTCTGATACTTGGTCGTGTCGGGTGACACGGTGGGCTTGCTTTCTTCGCTCATTTCATTTACCTCGTGTAGTGTGTGAAGGAAGAGGCCCCATGATATCACCGAGGCCTCCCTAGCGGAATATACGGTTTACTTCAAGAGGCGTATCGCTTCCGAAACCTCAGCGGTGATCGTCCGAAGCACCCCGGTAGCCCCACGGGCGCGACCGTCCATCCAATATTCGTGGCCGTCGCTACCACGGAACCTCCCGGTTTTACTATCGCGCCTAATCAGGCGCACATAAAACTCCTTCTTCTCGTTCGAGACAGACCGATACAACCGGCCCACCCGTAGGTCAATGTCGGTCAGGCCCATGTCTATCCCCCCAATGCACGACGGATGGAAACTGCCAACGGCTTCGGCCTCGGCGGGGTCCTCACCTTCTTCATGGTGTCGCGGAAAACGATATCAGCGGCCCTCTTCCTGGCCCTGCGGCTCTTCTTGCGCGGGGCACTATTCGGTCCTGTCTTGCTCATGATTGCTCCTCCTCTTGTTCCCAGAACTTTTCGATGTTGCCAGCGAATTCTTCAGCGGCGTCGGCTTGATCCTGATACATATCTTCGATGCAGGACTCGTAAATCGTAGTCCAGACGTCTGTGTTGATCTTCCTGCCCAACAACTCGGGGCCGAAGCCAAAAACCAAACACGACTGTGACCAAAGATCCATGTCCTCGAAATCGCCAGCCAGAACCGAATCGAGACGATCCGAGGCAGACTGCTTCAGTGTGCGGGCTATACGAGCATCGAGGGCATACACCCCGCCGCTCCCACTGGACGACGTTGGCGTGGGGTCGGGTCGAGGGGCCTGATGTACCGGGTCGGGGTCCGAAGCAGAAGGAGAGGCCTCCGGTTCAGAAACTCGCTTCTCCTCGACGACCTCCTTCACCTGCTCGGGGTCGACTTCCTGGCCCTGATTCAGCCGGTCGATGATGTCGTCCTTCAGGTCCGACTGCGCCGACATAAACTCGCGGGCTGCGGTCCAGCCCACGGCCTCCAGCAACTCAGGGGCGTTCTTGAAGTGCTTGGCCATATTCATGTAGGTGTTGGCGGTGCGGGGGGCGATATCAGGCAAAACCTCGGCCCTCCAGCGCCCGAACTCGCGGTCGCCCTTGAACAGGGTCCGGGCATCGATCAACAGGGAGCCGATGCGCAACCGAGCACGCGCCACGGTCATCACGGTTTCCTGTACCACCTTATTGATATCATCCCCGATCTTCTGCAGGGAACTCAAACCAGCGGAATCGATGTTGGCAAACCACTTGTCGTCCATCGTCGTCATTTCTGTGTTATCATCCACGGGGGGTCTCCTTGGTGCGGTTGAAAAGCGACCGGGCGATCGCTTGGACTGTCTGCTTGCGTTCTTCGTCGGGAGTAACGTCCCACTTGTGCAGCAGATCGTAAAGGCGGGCCGCATGCTCTTTGCAGTCGGCGCATGGCGTCTTGAAACTCATATCGGCTCCTAATAAATAGAGGTCGGCAGCATCGGATCGAAGCGCACCGACTTGTGATGAAACTCGATCCACTCTCGCCACTCGTCGGCGAACGAGCGCCGCGACAACCAAGTCGAGGGATCGAGTACCGGCGTAACCATGGGGTCGGGGTAGAGGTCCTGGGGGAGGTCGTTCATGTCATCTCCTGCGTGTGGGTGGAGTCTACATTAAAGCACAGCGGGACCGGGAGAACAAGCGCTCTACCTGCAAAGCGGGCCTGTCGGCCCCGTCGGACCGAGAATGGCCGAAAATATAGACATATAGGCAGGAATATAGGCAGGCTAGAGGCCCCGTCACGACGGGCCAGAACGGCTCTCTGCCTACTGTCTATATATCTCGACGACCTTTTTTGGAAGAATAGTACCTCCTGTTATATATACTTCATAACTACTCCTACTATTCGCGCTCTACGATGTGGGCGGCAGATATAGACAGTAGGCAGATAGGACCCCGGACCCCGTACGACGCGGGCCTCGGCTGCCTATATTCTGGCCTGGGCGTCTATAGACATCCCGGACTCTCGGCCCTGTGGGGACCGACAAGAGGGCAAGCAGGGGGGGAGTATATACCTATTGTTGCACCCCCCTTGAGCCGCTCCAGGCCCCCGGACCCTCCCGAGGAGCGGTCTCCTTTCCTCTTCCTTGGGCTTGGACTGGCGTATGGGGGCGAATGTACCGGGTGGGGCGGCAGATGCCAAGGGAAGGGAACGGAGAGGCCCGGAGGCCGTATAAAGTGAGGCCCCCTTGCGGGGGCCTCGGTCGCAGGTGGCGACGAGATTATGAGGCTTCGGGGACTTTGAACCGGCTGGGGTTGCCGTCGGACCCGAGGACGACCACGAGTTCGCCGCGCTTGACCGCGCCGCGCAGCTTGTTACCGGCGTTCATGCGGGTTGCGCCTTCGTTCAGGCCAGCGTAACGCTGCATGTGCGTTTGACCTTCCATCGGCACGAATTCATCGGCGAGTTCGCAGACCTCTTTCGCGCTCTTGCCTTCGAGCAGGACCGCGACGTCGTCGCCGTTGTAGTAGGACTTGTTGCCGCTGGCCGAAACGGAGACCACGTAGCGCTCTTCGCGTGCCTTCTTCAGCTTCTCGCTCATGTTCTTCGGGCTGGCCTCGGACTCGAAGTCTTCGGCGATGATGGCGAACTGGTCGAATGCGGTCTTGACGCGCGACTTCTGGTCGGCGGTGAAACGCGACTTCGTGTTCAGGAATTCCATGGCTTCGCGGGCAGCTGCGATCGTCTCGTCCGTGATGTTGCCGGGGTGCGTGACGAATTCGATGGCTTCGATTGCGCTGTTGATGGTCATGTTGGTCGTGTTGGTCATTTCATTCTCCTGCCCCCGAGGGGCGTTGGTTGATGTTTGCGTCTTACAGGGAAAATTAAAACATGGCAAGTGGGGCGGTGTCAATACCTAGCAGCCTCAGTTAGGACCCCAATCGGGTCCGATTACGTTTTCGATGGTGTCGCCTCGTTCTAGAGCGGTTTTAATGCGGTGCTGTTCGTGTTCCGGAATGCACATGCAATTGAGGCCGTTTTCGTGGTATCGTGCGCACACGCGCCCATGGCGCTGGTTCCCGTCCTTGTCCGTCCAGGGTTCCCACGGAACAGTGGCGTTGCGTAGTCTATGCTCGTACATATCCTCTAACATTTGTGTGTCGTCCCATAACTCGTCTGGGGTCTTGTCGAAGCGACGGGCCACGAGTTCCAGTGCTGCTTGCTCGTAATCCATATGGGCCTCGTCCAACATGGGTCCAGACCACTCACCTGCGTCGACTGCTGTGATGGCTGCTTCGTGCTCCTCCAAACCCTCGGTCATCTGCTCCAGGACTCGGTAGTATGCTCGTACTGCGATTTTCTCAAGTTTCACGTTACATCTCCTCATTCGTAGTGGCGGCAGCCGGTTGATTCAGACATCCCGCGTTGCGGCTCCACAACTACGAAATATCTAGTCGGGCCGTCGGGTTCAGGCAGGTAGTCGGCATCCAGGCCGCGCTCGTCGAGCCAGTCGCACTCGCGTCGGCAATTCTCTCCGTATTCGCGCTGCGCCTGTTTTTGGAGTCGGTCGGCGAGTTCCTGGATTTTCTCCTTGGCCGCATCGGCTTCGTCCTCGAAGTTGAACGCCTCGGTTGCGCACAGCACGCGATCCTCGCCCCACCAGCCGCCTTCCTCGGGGCCGCCGTAATAGGGAATACAGGCGTAGAGCGAAACGTAGTATCGCTCGGACTTCTGCGCTTTGGGTAAAGTCTGGTGGAATGCTTCTTGAATGTAGGTGTCGTTCACGGTGTGTCTCCTGTCATAGGTTACGTAGGTTGGATAGGCGAGCGGCCAGGATCAACGCAATCCCGGCCACGGTCATAAGGATGATGCTAGTGATGATTACGCAGTTCATGGTCGTCTCTTTGGTAGTCGTCGTGATTAAAGCACGAAAAAAGCGGTCGTCGCAATTGTGGCGGCCAAAACTTGGTTCTCACAGGTCCTCTCCCTGTTCAATTAGCCAGTAGCACGCGATCTCGTTCGCGTCTTCGAAAGTGACGTCCAATTCCTCGGCCAACTTCCAGATGGTTGATTCCTGGCGCTGTTCGAGTGAGGCGTCAACCGATAGCCAATCGCTATCACAACCCCATTCGTCTGCGTAATCAGCCGTCCACTCATTGTCGGGGTGGAGATTGTGCCGGGTGCGGTCTCGATTCAGCCACTTGGCCGAATCGAGGAGATCGAGCGCGTTTTGCGTGAATTCGGTTCTCATGGTCATCTCCTTATTTGATGTTGATTCCGAGGAATTCGCCGCCCTTGAACTGTTTCAGGCTGTCCGGGTAGCTGTGTGCGGTGATCTTGCCACGGGGGCCGATGTAAACGTGCCAGAATTCGTGGCTCAGGAGGCGCAGCAGGTTGCCCTTCGGGAGGTCAAGCATATCGACTTCAGCGGAAACCCAGAACCCGTAGTCGTGGCCGGTTTCGACGACTTCGAACTTCACGAAGTCTTCGCCATAGTTATCGTCGAAGTCTCGGCTGATGGTCTGGCGCAGGTGGTTGATGGCCCGCTGCTGCATGGCGTTGGGCTTGCGGCCTTTGAATTTACGGTTGACGGACCGGAACGGGACGGTGTCGCCGCAGTTGTTGCATTTCCAGACTTCGATGAGTTCGCTGTGGCCGAGTTCGCTCACGTCGTCATCGTCTTTCACGAGGACCTGCTCGTAGGTGCGTTCCCAAGTGGTGCGGCATCCGCATCCGTCGTTGTTGCAGTGCATCGATTTTTTGTTGCGGCTCATGGTGTGTCTCCTTAAAAGATGAAATTGGCGATGACGCTGAAGTAGCTGTAGTATCTGCTGACTATGTTAATTGCTGCGATCATCTCGGTCTTCCTGCTGGTGTGTCGGGTTTTAGCTGTAGAGTTCGTCTTCGAGGTCGGCGATTTCGTCCTGCAGGGCGATCGTCTCGTCGGTGTCGGCATAGTCGTTCTCGGACCAGATGGCTTCGAGGCGGGCTTCGAGTTCTGCGATGCGGCTTTCGAGGTTCGTCATTGTCGGGGTCTCCGTTTCGTGTTTCATTTGATGGTACAATTTTATTGTACCATCCGGAGGGGGTTTATGTCAAGATATTGCCCGACGAACGGTATGCCTTGCCCGACGAACGGTATATCAGAAACCCCCGTTGACCTTCGAAACGCTCCCGTGTTTTCATGCGTCTACGTGGGGCCGAACATCGGAGAGCATCATGGGAAGCAAGCCCCGAATCGATTTCAGCGACGAATTCGCGTGTGAAGCGGGCGAGGAGGCCCTGGACCGCGCCCTTATGAGGAGTTATCTGTTTGAGCAGCGCCGACTTATTGCCGAACCTCTCAGAGAGTTACGCGCTATCCATCGCTCGGAACCGGGTGGAGGGGTGGCTGGACTTGCCAGCGAAGACTCGCCTGTTCGCGTTGGAATACGCGAAGAATAGTAGTCTGGCGGCTGCGTCCAAGCGCGTCAAAGTCAGTCAGGCTGTCGGCCAGGAACTGCTCGACCACCCCCTCGTTTCGGCCTATATCGACGATCTCGTTTCGGACGAGGAAACCAAGTCGGCTATCACTCGTGAATTCATCGAGTATCACATGCTAGAGACCCTAGGTCAGGTGAACGGGGATGATGACATCCCGCTCTTGACCAAAGACGGGACAGTCGAGGGCCGTAACTTTAACGCGCCAGCAAAGATACGACTCCTGCAGCAGATGCAGGAGTTCGTAGATGTCCGGTCCCGGCCTCGATCCTCCCTCACATCTCGGGTTGTACCGGGCCAGCCCCGCACGTTCTCCTCTCCGGACGAGTTGTGGGCCGCCTGTGCCGAGTTCTTCGCTTGGGTGGAGGAAAACCCGATCATGGATGCTCGGGTCGAGGTCCGGGGCGGCAGGGAGCAAGAGGTCAGGACGCCACGCCCGCGCATTCCGACCGAGGGGTCATTGGTCATTTTCATCGGGGCCAGGATGGATGACTGGAACGCGTGGGCAGAGAATCCCGAATTCGCCCCCGTGGTCGAAGCCGCTCGGGGCATCATAACCGAAATCAAGATGACGCACGCTGCCGCTGGCATCATGAACCCAAACTTCGTGGCCCGCGATCTGGGCATGGCCGACAACATCAATAACCCGGACGGACATCTTCGTGCTCCGTCTATCGACTTCTCCAAGCTGTCCTTGGAGACTCTCAAGGAATTAAAACAAGCCCAAAAAACGGAGGAAGATTAAACCATGAATCAGGGGGTGGCCGACGTGGCTAGAATAGGGAATTTGAATGGGAAGTGGTCGGTCCTATTTCGGGGGTTGATGGCGCTGGGGGCCGTAATGCTCCCGATGATGGTGTCGCTTAACGTGTGGTTTGTTTCGTCGATCTATGAGATGAAGATCGTTCAGATCGGCATCCTGGCCCGCATCGATTCATTCATGGGGGAGGGACCCAGATATACTGAGGAGATGGCCCGTGCGGATCATGCAGAATTAAAGGGTCAGATTGTGGACGACGTGCTGAACAACTATCCCCCTAAATGGGTAACTGATCTGTTGGCCAAGCATGATAAGGAAATAGAGCGGATCAATGAGGAACTGCGGTCGCATAATTGAGGGCAGCTATGACTGACTCCATAAAGATAGACGTTACGGACTTGGATTTTGTGGCCCGGACTGTGATGGCCGAGGCCGAGGGCGAGTCGTACGAAGGAAAGGTGGCCGTCGCCGCTGTTATATACAACCGGGCAAGGACCCCGAGTTGGTGGGGCGTTACGGTTAAGGATGCGTGCCTCACGGCTTTACAATTCTCTTCGTGGAACGATGACAATCCCCGCCGCAACAAGATCGGGGAATGGGGAATGGATAATCCGGTATTTAGGGAATGTTTCAGGGCGGCTGTTGAAGCGTTTGATCGGGACCCTTCAGGGGGTTCCGATTCTTTTTACGCGCATGGGACAGTTAAGCCGACGTGGCACGAGACGTGGATGAGGTCGATAGTTGTGGGCGGCCATACATTCGTCAAGACACTTAAGTGGTAGGAGAGGGACATGGCACGGTTCGTTGAAGTACCGACGTTTGATATCTATAACGAGGAGACCGGCGAGTGGGCCGAGCCGGAACAGTGGTGGCTTGAGGGACGCATGGTTTATGCCAGTGATTACGAGGACCGCGACGGGAACCCGCTAGTTGTAGTCACCCCGGACGGATTCAAGACCGATTTGTCCTCGATTCCCCGATTCCCGCCGTTTTTGCGTAGCATTCTGCTGAAGAACGGCAGACACCGGCCCGCTTCAATCCCGCACGATGACCTGTGCCGTAGAAAATTCGAGTTCCCGCGCCCTCTGGCCGACCGAATCTTCCTGGAGGCCATGGAAGTCGTGGGGGTTAACAGGTTTCACAGGTACGCCATGTACGCAGCGGTGCGGGCGTTGACCGAGATTCTTATCTGGCAGGGCAAAGCGGCCCGCAATTGGGAGGATTGTACGCGATGAAAACCGAATACGACAACACGTGGCGCGTTATCGCGTTTGTTATCACCCTTGTACTGTGGATCGTGCTGCTGTTTTCGATCGGCGGCTGCGCCACGGTCAAAGTGACTACGCCCGAGGGCATGTCCATCGAGACCACAACGCTGTGGAAAGACGTAAACCAAGCTGAGGCCTCAACCGAGAATATGGTGCTGAAGCTGGGCAGTTCCACTAGTGAACAGGACGCTCAGGGCGCTTTGTTCATGGTGTGTGCTATAAATCCCGCTTTGCCGATGTGCCAGCAGGATCAGTGACGGTCCCGGCCAACATCTTCGATTTGCGCTCCGTTTCGTTGCGGGGCGCATTTAACCGAGGACGGGCCAGGGTCCTATGGGCCGACGGTCTGCTCCGGGTTTTTACCCCCGATGGCCCGGTCCTGGAGTTGGTTGCCCCGAAGCCTCACAGGAAGCCGGGACATATCGCCGTTTGGACCACCATCACGCACGCCGGTCCTCTTGACCTTCGTATGAAGTGCATGACCTGTGGTGGGCGCAAGTGGTGGAAAACGTATGCCGATTCACCGTCTGATTTGTGGGCTAGTGCGGCGTGAGCGCCATACCCCAATTCGACCACAACGACTGGATTCACATTGACCGTGAGTTATGCTCGCGTTCCTTGTCGGAGTTCGTTAAAGCGGCGTGGGGTGTGCTAGAGCCGAACCAACCATACGTTCACGGGTGGCATATCGATGCCTTGTCTGAACACTTAGAGGCTGTGTCGAGTGGCCAAATCAACCGACTGCTGATTAACATACCGCCCGGTACTATGAAGTCGATGGAATGCGGCGTGTTTTGGCCAGCTTGGGAGTGGGGGCCTTTGGGTCGCCCGTCCACCCGGTTCATTGGGGCCAGCCACGAACAGGGACTGGCCACTCGCGATAACCGTCGCATGCGGTATTTAGTCGAATCTGAGTGGTTCCAAGAGAGGTGGCCGGTTGCGTTGGTCAGCGACCAGAACGAGAAAACGTACTTCGAGAACGAAGAGACCGGCTGGCGGCAATCCTGCCCCGTCAAGTCAATGACGGGTAAGCGTGGCGACCGGGTGCTGTGGGACGACCCTCACAGCGTGGAGGCCGCATTGTCGGCTCCGGAGCGGGAAACCGCTATTCGGGTGTTCAAAGAAACGCTGCCCACTCGACTAAATAACCCGGACAGTTCTGCTATCGTAATCGTGATGCAGCGCCTACACGAGCAAGACGTGTCGGGTCTGGTCATCGACAATCTGAAGGAATATGGGTACGAGCACCTGTGCTTGCCCATGGAGTTTGAACCGGAAAGGAAATGCAGCACGTCCATCGGGTTCACTGACCCTCGGACTGAGGCTGGCGAGTTGCTGTTCCCGGAGCGGTTCCCCCGGCACGTGGTCGAAAGGGACAAAATCGTGATGGGGTCTTATGCGTATTCTGGCCAGATGCAGCAGTCGCCCACTCCCCGATCTGGTGGGGTTTTTGAGTGGGAGAATCTAGACGTTGTCCAGGCCATCTCAGAGAGGGACGTCGTCCAGACGGTGCGCTATTGGGATAAGGCGGGAACCAAGGACGGCGGGGCGTATACGGCGGGCGTAAAAATCGCTAGTCTCCGGGATGGTAGGTACGCAATCTTGGACGTTGTCCGTGGCCAGTGGAATGCGACCAAGAGGGAGAGAGTGATAAAACAGACTGCACAGACGGATGGTGCGGATGTTACAGTGTGGATAGAGCAGGAACCCGGAAGCGGCGGCAAGGAATCAGCCGAAGCCACCATCAAGAATCTGGCCGGGTTCGTGGTGAAAGCGGAGCGGGCCACGGGCGATAAAGTAGTCCGAGCGGAGCCGTACGCTGTTCAAGTCGAAGCCGGGAATGTGATTCTTCTGGCGGGGGCTTGGAATCGGGATTTCATCGAGGAGCACAAGTCGTTCCCGGTGGGGTACAAGGATCAAATCGACTCGGCGTCCGGTGGGTTCAACAAAGTGGCGCTGGGCAGTACGTACAACATAGAAAGGATGATCAATGGCTAATCCAATAACAGCCGTCCGGGACTCGTTCAAGAATCTGGTTTCGAACTTAGGAACCAGCCGAGACAAGCAGACTGGAGGCGATTACTATCTGACGAACCTCACCGACGATCAACTGTCGGCGATCTACCGCACTTCGTGGATGGGCCGTAAGGTCGTGGATATCCCGGCCAAAGACGCTACGCGAAAATGGCGAGAGTGGGAGGCAGAATCGGACCAGATCAAGAAGATCGAGGCCGAAGAAGCCAAGCACATGCTGCCGCAGAAAGTGAAAAAGGCGCTTCAGCTTGCTCGGTTGTATGGTGGATCGGCGATCTACTTCTCCATCGAGAATGATGACCCGGAACTCCCACTCCAGGCGTCGTCTGTCTCAGCCGGTGGTTTGTCATTCGTTACCGTGATGCCAAAGTCGGTTTTGGGGATCGTCGATACCGAAACAGACCCGATGTCTGATAGATATGGCAAACCGGCCATGTACGAGGTAGGCAGCACGGATGGGACGACCCAGAGAGTGCACCCGTCGCGATTGGCGGTTTTTATCGGAGAAGAGGTCCTCGATTCCGCTGATGCCACTGGCGGCACGGACGGGTGGGGCGATTCGGTGCTCCAGTCGGCGTATGAAGCGGTCAGAAACGCTGATTCTACGGCTTCGAATATTGCGTCATTGGTATATGAGGCAAAGGTGGACATCTTACAGATTCCGGACCTTACTGGCATTATGTCGAATGAGCGCTCTCGTGCGGCCCTGGAGCAGCGGGTGCAGCTTAGCGCCCAACTCAAAGGCAATAACGGCATGATGATCATCGATGGGGAAGAGGAGTACCACAACAAATCGTACAACTTCTCTGGTCTGCCCGAGATCAGCTATCAGGCACTTCAAGCCGTATCTGGCGCTGCGGATATTCCGATTACCCGGTTCCTGGGGCAGTCGCCCGCAGGATTAAATAGCACCGGAGAATCGGACCTGCAGAACTATTACGACGGTGTGAACTCCATGCAGAATCTGACCATTACCCCGGCCATGGCTGTGTTGGACGAAGTTTTGGTGCGGTCGGCCCTGGGGGACCGACCAGAGGACGTTTCGTTCCAGTGGTCTTCCCTGTGGCAGATGAGCGACAAACAGAAATCGAGCATAAGTAAGGAAACGGCGGACACGATTAAGACGCTGGTCGAGACCGGCCTATTCCACGAGGACGATTTGGCTATGGCAGCGGCGAATGTTCTAGTTGAGCATTCGATTTTGCCATCATTCGAACTCAGCAACACACCTAGCGTCGAGGAGGACGATGAGTTATGATGATGTTGTTTGACACGGTCGACACATCTGGAGCACGGTTAACGCAGGACGGTTATTTGGTTGCAGATGCCAAAGTCGCCCGGACCGGAATCCAGATGTACAGGGCCGGTGAATTGGGCCTGGATGGCGATCAGGATCGAATGGTCCCGGTATATCGCCCGCCAGAGGAGGTATTTTCGGTCGAGGCCATGGCGTCCTACGCGCATAGGCCCGTAACCGATGACCACCCCACCAGTATGGTCGACGCTTCCAACTGGAAGCAGCACGCCAAGGGACAAACCGGCGACGAGGTCATGCGGGACGGGGATTTCGTCCGAGTGCCGATTTTGCTGATGGATGGTGACTCTATCCAAAAATGGCAGGACGGCAAGAAGGAACTATCCATGGGGTACACCATGGACTTGGAGGTCGCGGATGGCGAATCTCCGGAGGGCGAAAAATACGAGGCCATCCAACGGAATTTGCGTATGAACCATCTGGCGCTCGTCTCCCGCGCTAGGGGCGGTTCTGAACTGAGATTGGGAGATCGAAAACCGGAGGAAAACTCTATGGAACTGAAGACCATCACGGTCGATGGGTTTTCTGTTGAGACGACCGAAGCCGGTGCGCAGGCCATTTCCAAACTCACGACGGAATTGGCCGATGCACGCAAGGTAACGGAGGATCAACAGGCCGCCCACAGCGAAGCCCTTGCTGGCAAGGATCGCGAACTCGCCGCAAAAGACGCCGAGATCGATAGCCTGAAAGGCAAGATTCTGTCCGACGAGGACCTCGACAAGCGCGTCACGGACCGGGCTGACTTGATCGCTGCTGCAAAGCAGATCGCCGACAAGGACTACACCGGCATGCCCGACAGCGACATTCGCAAGGCTGCGGTTGTTGCGAAGCTGGGTGAAGACGCAGTCGATGGTCGCTCGGACGACTACATCCAGGCCCGTTTCGACATTCTGTCGGAAGACGCAGAGCAGGACGGTGTTCGCCGGGTGCTCCGTACGGGCGACACCAAACCGACGGACGACGTGAGCAAGGCCCACGATGCGTACGTCGATGATCTCCACAATTCGTGGAAGAACAAGGAGGGCGCGTAATGTCTACGATTCAGTCTACCTACGCCGATAACATCGGCAGCGGCTACGCTGGCGGTATCGTCAACACCGAACCGAAGACGCTGATCTCGCGCACTGTCGAGGGAGCGTCCGGTCTCGCGTTTGGTCTTGCAGTCATGCAGGGAACGAACGACAAGGGTGTGGTCGTTTCCGACGGCTCCGCATTCCTGGGCGTAACGGTTCGAGAGGCTTCGGTTGATCCGAGCACCCCGAGCAAGTTCGCACAATACGAAGAGGCCCGCATCATGACCAAAGGCGTGATCTGGGTCGCCAACTCCGGAGGCGTCTCTGCTGGCGATCCGGTCGTTTCTCTCGCAGATGGTGCGCTGGGTACGGGCAGTAGCCCCCTCGTCGACGGAGCACGGTGGGAAACCACCGCCGAAGACGGTGAACTCGCACAGCTGCGCTTGGGCTAAAGGAGGGCCTATTACATGAGAACTTTTGACGCACAAGCGGCTATGGGTTTCGTCGTTTCTCAGACGGCCCACATCGAACCGGGTGTATATCGGATGAAGTACGCGGACATTCAGTACCCCGCGCTCATCCCGGTGGACACTTCGGCCCACCCGTTCGCCAAGACCGTGACGTTTTACTCGTCCGACAAAGCCGGTGCTGCCGGTTGGCTGAACGGCAACGCAGACGACATCCCGATGGCAGACGTCGAGATGAGCCAGTACGAGTCGTCCATCTTCACTGCCGGTATCGGTTACGGTTACGGTTGGGAAGAGATCAATCAGGCCCAGATGCTGGGCGTGAATCTCTCTGCCGATAAGGCAGCGGCGGCACGTCGTGCAGCCGAAGAGATGATCGACCGGATTGCTCTTGAGGGCGATTCCTCCAAGAACATGGAGGGCCTTTTCGACCATTCGGCAGTGACGGCAACCGGCGCTTCCAACGGCGACTGGAACGGTGGCTCTACGACCCCCGACCAGATCATCGAGGACGTGAACGATGCATTGACCAGTATCCAGTCGGCCACCAACAACATCTCGATGGCTGACACGCTGATCATGCCGTACGCCAAGTGGAACTACATCGCGAGCAAGCGGCTCACCGACACCGCCATGACGGTCCTGGAGTTCATCAGGATGAATAACGTCTATACGGCGACCACCGGTTCTCCGCTGATGATTCGCGCTGCCCGCAAGTTGGACACGGCTGGTGTTTCGAGCACGGCACGTATGATCGCATACCGTCGTCACCCCGAGGTACTGAAGCTGCACATGCCAATGCCGCATCGCTTCCTGCCTGTCTGGCAAGCTGGCCCGCTGCGTTGGGAAATCCCCGGTGTGCTCCGCCTCGGCGGCCTGGACGTCCGTCTGCCGAAGGAGATTTCCTACGTCGACGGCCTGTAAACAGCGGGAGGAATGAAATGAAAAGACTGGTGAACAAAGGTCAGAGGCGGCTCGGGATTCCGGGCCGCCCTGACTCTATCGTTCTAGCCCCCAACATGTCGGTGGAACTCGACGACATCAAACTTAAAGATATCGCGTCTAACAAGACCGTATCCAGATGGCTTGAGACAGGCGTGTTGCAGATCACCGACGAAGAAGGCGAACCCCAAAAGCCCCCCGTGGCCCCGAAGCGCAAACCAGCGCCAACCGGGATCAAGAGGTCGTCAAAACAGACAGACGTCCGTAAGGAGGAACCTCTGCCAGATGGCCTGACCGGCGAGGGCGTGGAGCAAAACCACGTCGGTGGCGGGTGGTGGCAGGTGTACGTTAATGGGATCAAAGTCACCGATCGTAACGTCCGTAAAGATGAAGCGGACGAGATCGCCAAAGAGTACGAGTAAATGGCCCTAATCGTCGAAGATGGCTCCTGCGTAGCTACGGCTAACGCGTTTGTTTCTCGCGCTGAGTTGATCGCGTACGCTGCGGATTATCGCCCCGATTTGACTATTGCGGATGACGCAACGACCGATGCCGCCGTCATGCGTGCGAGCATGTGGCTGTCCACTTTTCCCGATTGGGATGGGGAGATGGCGTGTGGTCGTGGCTCCCAAGGTCTGGCATGGCCGCGCTCGGACGTTACGGACTGTAACGATGACGATGTGCCGAGCGACGAAATCCCGTGGGAAATAAAACAAGCCACGTATCTGGCTGCCATAGCGGAGTTGTCTTCGCCGGGGGTCCTGACCCCTACTATCACCCCCGGAAAACAGGCAAAACGCGAAAAAGTCGATGTGATCGAGGTCGAGTACATGACCCCGTTCGACCAAAACTCCAAAACTGCGCCGGATGTAGTCGAAGTGCTGCGCCCGGTGCTGTCTGCCGTTTCAGACCTTATTAAGTGTCTGGGGTCCATGCCCAACGGGTCTAATACCCCGTGGCCTTGGGTGGCCTAAATGGCATTTGATTACGCCACACTTAGGGACGGCACAGTAGAGGCCCTGATTGATGACTTTGGGGACGATGGAACACTATACGTTAACGATCCAGGATCGGGTAACGAATGGGACTCCCAGATCGAGTCTGAGGTCCCACACGCAGTGCGTTTAGTGCGGACCCAATTTACCAGAGCGGATAATAATGGGACACTGGTGGAGGAGACCGATTCAATGTTCCTGATTAGTACGGCTGGCGTGACGGTGGACCCGGAATTGGCGCATCGTCTCGAAGTCAACGGGACCAAATTCCAAGTGGTCCGGGTGGACCCACTAAAACCCGGACCAGTAACTATGCTGTGGAGGGTGCACGCGAGAAAATGAGCAACGAAGAATTCAAAGCAATCGAGGTAAACGGCGTAGAGCGGGTTTCGCTGAAGGTGCGGAATGTCAAGGGCGAGGGTGTTCTGTTCACTGAAGATGGTAAAATGATCGGCCATCAGATAGCCCACATGGGTCACTACTATTACATGGGCCACGGGAAAGACCGGGTGAAAATGTACCGGGCCACGTTCCTCGTGGACGACATGAATTCGGACTCTCCGTAATGCCAGTAACCCGGTCCCAAGCCAACGCCCTATTGCGACGTCTGGAGGGGCCGGTCCGTTCTTCTTTTGATCGGATCATAGCGGCCAGCCGGGGGCGCGTTAAGGTAGGTGCGCTGGTCCAGGCCATCGAGGCGGGCGATATTGATGCGATTATGCTATCTGCCGGGATTCGGGACGGTATGTGGTCTACCCTGACCGAACAGCTGCGGACATCGTTTCTTGAAGCTGGGGTTTTCGCCCTTACCAATACAGTACCGGCCAAATTCGGGGCCGAATTCAACATCAATAACCCGAGAGCCGAGGCATGGCTGGCTAAGAAGTCATCTCAACTCATAACCGGGTATCTGAAGCCCGAGCAAAGAGCGGCCATACAGGAGATTCTGCAGTACGGTATGTCAAAGGGCAAAAACCCCCGCACCGTGGCACTTGATATTGTCGGTCGCGTGGGGGTGACGGGCCGCCGATCCGGTGGGGTGATTGGACTTACTAAGCAGCAAGCCCAATATGTAACAAACATGATGCATGATCTGGAGGGCCTGGACCCTAGGTACTTTAACCGAAAACTCCGAGACCGTCGCTTCGACAAGATGGTAAAGAGAGCCATCGACACCGATACGCCAATATCGGCCAAGCAGCGAGCGCATATCGTGGAGCGTTACGAGGCCAAAATGCTAAAGCATCGGGGCGACACCATCGCCCGGACCGAAACTTTGCGGTCCGTAAACGAGGCCAGCGATGAAGCTATGCGACAGGTAGTGGACGACGGGCTGGCCCCCTCTAACGCCATAACCAAAGTATGGCGACACAGCTTCAGTGCCAATGAGCGCGAGGGACATGTTATGATGGACGGCCAACGCAGAATGATGGACGAGGACTTCAACAACCCGATTACGGGCGCGACTTTGCCATATCCAGGCAGTGGTCCCGGCAGCGAGACGATCAACTGCAGGTGCTACATAGAACACCAAGTGGACTTCGCCGCAGTGGAGAGGGCCGCCTGATGGGTAAATTCGAAAGCCAAGTGAAGCGATTCACAGAGGGATACAAATCCAAGTTGCGCGTGGTAGGCCGAACGGCTGTCCAAGAGACAATATCAATGGCTCAGCGCACAACCGGAGCCGGTGGGCGGATGCGGGTTGATACCGGATTCTTGCGGGCCAGCATACAGGCCGCTCTACATGGTATGCCTTCTGGCCCTACTGAGAATGATGGCGGCTTCGGAGGGAAGAAAAAGTACGGGCCTGGGGCACAAGCAGCCGGGGAACCGGTCGCTTCGGTTTTATTGAAGTGGGACCCGAATGACGGCACTCCGCTATTCGTTGGGTGGACTGCGAACTACGCCCGCCACAGAGAGGCCCAAGATGGGTTCTTGCGCGGGGCCGCAGAAAAATGGGACCAGACTGTGGCCAAGGCCGCCCGAGGGGCAGCATGAGTTTCTCAACGGGAGCCACGGGGGGCGCGTCATGACATCGGGGTGGTATATATGTATCGCCTCTGGTCCGTCGCTGCGACGGGAGGACACGGAGGCGCTGCGCGGTGTGGGTCCGACCATAGCCGTGAACAATGCCGTGTTCTACGCCCCCTGGGCCGACTATCTATTCGCTTGTGATGCAGTCTGGTGGAGGCATTACGGACCCAAGGTGGGGTGGTTCAAAGGCCATAAAGTGAGTAGGACATACAGAGGACCGGACGTTGAGCAGTGGAGAGGCAAAAATTGGCCGCGAACAGGCGGCAACAGTGGCCACATGGCGATTCAGTACGCAGTCGATCAGGGCGCTACGCGTATTGCGCTTATTGGCTACGACCAACAGAAAACGGACGGCTTGGCGCATTTTCATGCTGATCACCCGAAGATTGCTAAAGATGGTAGCCGCACGAATATGGCCAACGCTGGAGGAGTGGCTTCGTGGCCACGGCTTATGGCCAAAACGGCACAGGACCTGAAGGCGCGTAAAGTGGAAGTCGTGAATCTATCTCGACGAACCGCTCTTACGTGTTTTCCCCGGATGTCCGTGGAGGACTTTTTGGAGGACGTATGAGTTTAGGATTACAGGAAATCACCATCGGTGCGGTGGGCGCTGGCAACGGCGACAAAGGGTGGCAGTTCTCTGAAAAAATCAATGAGAACTTCGCTGCCGTGGATGGCGCTTTAGAAGATGCCGAGATGAAGGCATTTGTCATTTCATGCACCGACGAAAATCAGACCATCGAAGAGCGCCTCCAAGCGCTGGACAGCAACAACAGATTTCGGTCGTTTCGAATTCCGTTCTCGTTCGCCTTGACGGAGGTCCGGGCTTCAATCGAGGGGACCGAGGGGGATGATGTCGTACTCGATATCACCGAGAATGGAGAGTCAATATTTGGATCGGGCGACAAACTCACGATTCCTGCCGGGTCCGAAACCAGTGTTGGGTCGTCACCGGGTGTTGATGTACAATACGTCATACTACAGGATAACAACAAGATACAGGTATTCCTGGATTCGGCCCCGTCGGGCGGCACAGCCGTCTGTTTGACCGTCACTTTGATCGGGTACGTAATATGGACATCAGGATAAGGAGAAATCGTGCGACATATATTCGCTGCTGTGTTTGCCGCTTTTGTGGTGGTGGTCGCTGTGACTGAATTTGTGATGACGTTGATACCTAGCTGCGCACCAGACGCGAATTTGTGGTGGGGTGAGCAATGGGAAATCGTCGAATCTCGAATTGACTACGATGCATCGGCATCAGCCTACGCAGTCATTGAGTGGAATTTGCCTTGGAATCGTGAAGCCGACATCGGGTATTGGTCACAACCCGTTCTGCCGTGGATTGTGTACACCGATTGCTTTGAAACAGCGCCTGATGATTTGGGTCAGTATCACGTTAAGGTTGATGTTGTTGAGGTGCTTTCTGGTGACGCTGATGCGTTGGAGGTTTTGTACGATCACGCCAATGTTGGGGTGTGGGTTGACATGTTTGACGATGGCGGTTATTTCCCGATCGAGTTGTACCACTCAGACATTGGCAACGGTGTCCCTAACCATCAGATCATCGACATCCACATCGCCCCGGACGACGGTTCTGGCAACCCATTGGAATGCGCCAAACAAACACGGCGAGCAGAAATTATAGCGTACGCCGGGGATGACGAGTTCATCGTTTATGACAACTTCACCGGAACCAACGGGACAAATCTCACCGCCCACAGCCCTGACAAAGATTACACCGGCAATGGGTGGTCTGTGTCAACCGGCACGTGGGCGTTGAATGGTGGGGGAGAGGCGCAATCAAGCAACGCGACGAGATATGTGGCGGACGCATACACAGCTGACCATGAAGTGGCGGCAGAGTTCCAGTTTTACCAGCATGAAGCAGGGCTTATTGGGCGTTACCAGGACAGTTCAAATTATTGGGAGTTGAGGGTGTCAGATCTTGATACAACAGACCCCACGCTTGAACTTATCAAGGTTGTTGCTGGAACGCCAACCGTTGTGGCCACAGCCACCTACGCAGATTACGGAGTCACTTCCAACACCACCAGATTGAAGATGAGGTTGCGGTTTGAAGGTAATGTCATCTTGGGGGCTATTGAGTTTGGTTGGCCGCTGGTGGCCCCGGCTGAAATCACAGCAACGGATTCAACCTTCAACACGGAAACTGAAGCCGGGTTGTTCGCGGCGGCGGCAGGCGTGCAAGTCAACCGCTTTTCGATTGCTCACTCGGTGCCGGGTTTTGAAGAAATTGTGTGGGACGACACCCCATTAACGTCAACGGTTGTGGACACGCCAAGCGCATACAACAATCTGTACTTTTACGAGACAGCCAACGGCAAAACATCGGTTCCGTATCATTCCTCAATGGGATACTGGAACGCAGGTGTTGTGGACAATGTGGACGTGATACACGAGAACAGGACCCCGTTCTCCACCGGTGATTATGTGGTCAAGTACACCGTACACGACGACACCACCGGTCACGCGTCTGACATCACGTTGAATTACTCAACCGGAAATGCAAACACGTGGGTTGATTTGTACCGGGCAAACATCTCATTCGACTCAACCACAGACGAATACCGCGAAGTTTTCATTGACGTCACGGTAGCCAAAGACAACGGCGCTGGCAACCCGGTGTCGGGAACCGAAGTCACAAAGCGCATACGCATGATCACAGACGATAGATAGGAGATTATCATGATTTCAGGCAAGCAAATTCTCGCACCGACCACGGACTCCAGCGCCGAATCGGACATGTTCGAAGTGGACGAGCGTTCACGCGTGGTTTACATCGCGCCGGATTCCGGTGAAACGTTGACCGAAGACGATGCGTTTCAACTGTGCCGGGTGATCTCGGTAGACAGCAACGACAACGCTGACGAAGTGCTCCCGGTCAAAGAGGACGGAGCCGTTTTGACGCTCGGCGCAAACCGGACGCAATTTGAAGTCGTGATTCGTGGCACTTACGTGATTCAAAAGATTCTGGCTACTACGGAATCTGTGGGCGTTTACCAGACTTACGGCAACGACGAGGGATCGTAAAATGCCCGGCACGATTCGATCAACAATCAGGCGACGGGTTGGAAGCGCGGTTGGCGGCGGCGGCGGTGGTGAAGAAGCGTCTTACCTGTTGGATACATACACGGATGCTCGGGTCGCGTACAGCGTGAGGCAATTACGAGCCGACCAAACGTATGCCATGAAGGTTCGGCGTTTCTCTGGTAATGCGGAGCAGGACATTGGTTTCGACGCCAACGGCGATCTCGACGTAGCGGCCATTGAAACCTTCTGTGACGGCGATGATGGGTGGGTATCCGTTTGGTATGACCAATCCGGCAACGGAAACGATGTATCAAACTCTTTAACCTACCAGCCGCAGATCGTTTCTGCGGGGTCTGTGATGTTAGAGGGAACAGTTCCAAAACTCCAGTTTGACGGATACGACGACTCTCTAAACTGTTCTGGCGTAACAATCGGACTGCAAACCAGGTCTTGGTCGGTGGTCTGCAAGCAGGATTCGGCAGCAAACGATAAGGGCGTCATATCATTCAAGCCTGCTGGCTTAGGTAACGATTGGGCCAGCGCCGACTCGTTCGTGTTCTCATCACAGAACACTTCCCTGAATCGCCACTTCACACTGGACGGTGACAGTGGCTACAACGTGCAGAAGAATGGCCCTGCCGCAGTGCCGCACGGTCATTTCTGGGAAGAGTTTGCGTCTGGAAGCGGCGAGTTTTTCCACGATGGCACGTCGATTGGCACTGATACAGGTTCGTTTAGCGCCAGCAACAGCACGCAATTTCTTGTCGGCCTGCGCTGGCAGGGCGGTTATATGAACAACTGGAACGGTTCAATTCAAGAAGTGATTTATTGGGATGCCGACAAATCGAGCGATCGAACCGCGATCCATGACGATGTGCAGGCTTACTTTGGGACCCCATAAGGAGCGAACATGACATCAATCCGAACATCAATCCGAAACACGCTTCGCGGGTATGGCGGTGCTGGTGGTGGTGGTGCTGGTAAAACGGCTCCGGTACTTCAAAGCATAGATGAAGTGTGGAGTGGTTCCCTAGCATCAACCATGACGTTCAACATTCCTGCAGCAGCCGCAGTTGGTGATTTACTGGTCGTTGCTGTTGGGTGTGACAACGGCATCACACGATGGAACAAACTCAACGGCTGGGAAATGGTGCAGGGATATTCCAATAACAGCGGTACGGGGTCTGCCGTGCAAAGTGCTGTTTATTACCGCATCGTTGATGGAACGGAAGGCGCTACCGTGACGTTCAGCTTAACCGGATCGACGCGGCGCTACGGACATATCCTGCACATTACAGGAGCGCATGAAACCGATCCCGTACCTGTCAGTGTGATGAATTACGACGCGACAGATTCGGTTACGTGGTCGGTTGATGGTGTGGAAGCACCGGACGACGGGTATCTCGGTTTGGTGTTTACCCATGTCGGAATTGGCGGTTATTCGGGCCTTTCAATATCGTCCGCGACAGAAGGGTGGGAAGAACAGGTCGATTCTCAGCCACACGTTTACATGGGCTGGGCAATGCACAGCTTTGAAAGTTTGCCAGTCGGAGAACAGGCGTTTGAAGAAACCCGCGTACAGATTGGCGGCACGCAAAGAGCAGGTCTTTTCGCTATTGCGGTGCGTGGCGTAGATTCCGAAACGGTAGCGGAACCTGCTGTCCCCGCTACACCGTTTGACGATCAAGTCGCCGCATTGAATCCTCTGTTTTATTACGATTTCCAATCGGATGATTTGTCTGTCCAATTAGACGACCAATCAGGGAACGGACATCACTTGCCTGCAACGGTTTCTCAAGCCGCAGCAGTGTCGGCGTTGCGTACAGGCAAAGCACGCGCTGTCGATATACAGGATTGCCGATACAGTAGCGGGAGTTCAGGCGTTTCACTGATCAACGGCGCGACAGAGTATTGCGGCCAGATCGGGTTTAAGGTCGACCTGAACTCATATGGCAGA